AAGCTTTTAAAATTATATAAGTTCATTTCGATGTACCTTATTATATCACTTTAGGTGCTTAAAGTCAATACGGAAATTTTTTGAGCAAATAAAAAACCCCATAAGATTTCTCTTGTGGGGTTTCTATTTTGCTTCTTTTGGTCTTTGTAAATCAAGTGCTTTTGATCTGGCAGCATCCATAGTGCCTATCCAGTCTAAAACATATTTACGGTCTTCTGGAACTATCTCTAATATATCTAATATGTCGCTTAAACCAGTATAGCTTTTACCTAAGTAAATGCCATTCATACTATCCCAGTTATCTCGCAGCTTATAGTATAAGCTTATAGCACCTTGAACTTCATCAGGAAAATCGTCCATTTCAATAGGAATTTCTTCCTCAACAGGCTCATTTCCCATAGCTTCGCACATTTCAAAATAAAGATCTTTAGTCATTTTTGCTGCCATATTGACAAAAAATGACTCTAGCATCCTATTTATTTCTTCGCGTTGCTCGCTTGAAAGTTTCCCAATTCTGTTACCGTTTCGCTAATAAAGGCGTCAAAATTTGTTGAGTTCTTCATTAAGAATAAGGCATTTTCTTCGCTGTACTCTAATTCGCTCTCTGGATCTTGTCCAGTAAGATCAACAGGAGCTAGCTGCTCTAAGTGCGATAGTGTAAGACCAGTCCAGCCTTTAATCGATTCTTTTACATACAGTTGTAAAAATAAGTCATCGTTTAACTCTTCAATTGCTTGACGATTTTTAAAGCTAGTTTTAGTAGCTTTTTTACGAATATTAACTAATGTTTCGCGGCTAAGGAAACTAACCTTAACTGTAAAACCAGTTAAACCTGGGTAATCTACTTCTACGGTTTTTGAGGGAACTAAAAGTGTTTTTAGTGAAATGCTTGATGCCATTTGGATTTTTATCCTATTATTGAGTTTATCGAAAAAGTAGGGGTGGTGATCAAGCCACCCCTTGTGTAAAGACTACACTAAAAATTAAGCGTAGTAGCGAACTGTAATGTCGTTAGACTTAGCTAAGTCAAACGTGCTGCTTGCAGCTGTATTACTAATTGAAGAACCTTGAGCTGTAAAGTTAATAACAGTAGAAACAACCTGCTGAACGTCAATAGTAGGAATAGAGATTGTTGCGCTAGGCATATCTAGTTCTACTTTGATTGTGTTGCTGCTACCACCAATAGCAATATTTAAACTAATCATTGGCTCAATTGTTGTTGAAGCCGCTGCCAACATATCCATCAATAGTTTACCAGTACCATTAACGCCACTTCCTGTTTTTAGGTAAGCATTCATTGTACCAGTAATAGCACGAGTACCAGTATAGTAAACCACAGGTGAGTTAACAACACCTAAGTTAGCTGGCGTAATATAGCTAATGTTGTTGTTAATAGTTATTGAACCACCTGTTAAGGCAACATTATACTCACTGCCTGCAGCTGCAGTACCAATTGCTTTAGCAGACTTTAGTGAAACTGTAGAAAGCTTGTTTGTAATGTACTGTGCACTAGTATTTTTAGCTACTAATGCACCAGTAGCACCAGCTGCTGGTGAAGAAAAACCAGTACCTGTAAAGGTAGAACCACTTAATGTAGTACTAATCTGACGTAAGGAAGTTGCTTGACCAGTCCATGCAACCATGGCAATAGCGTCTAGGCCGAAGTCAATAGTTGCTTGGTTTAAGGCAGCGTTGTCTACAGCGTAAGCAACAGAGTCAACTACGAAAATTAAACCAAATTTTTGTAACTGGTTAAAGTTAGAGCTTGCGCTAGATACTAGTGAATAGCTAGTAGTAGCTGGAGCCCATGAAGATTTGTATAGTTTTGCAGCTGTAGCAACTGTAACTGTAGGAGCTGAACCGCTTGCATGTGGATATGGGTTAGCGTATTCAAATACTAATTCTTTAAATCCTGATGTAGGAGCACTGCCTGTAGTTGTTGATGCTGTGTCTGCAGTTAGTTTAAACGACACTAGTTTTGCTGGAGCGTTTAAGTAAGGAATAGCAGCTGCTGTACTAGAACTTAGGCCGCTAAATACAACAGTACTGCCAACTGCTAACTCACTTGTTAAAGTACCGCCAGTAACTGTAACTGTTAGAGTACCTGTGGTTGCTGTATTTGAAGAATCAATATCTGTAAATAGGTATGCAAATGCAGGGCTAGTTCCACCAATGGTGTTGCCTGTACTATCAATGTTATTAACACCCATTAGTGCGTTCCATAACACAGATTCTTCAGCATTAACAACTGAACCTGATTTTGAAGGACGAATGTATGTGCTCATTGAGAAGTCAACTGGAGCTAGTGAAGTGTTAAAAGCACGTTGTCCACGAGTAGGTGCTCCGCCTGCTTCTGAAATTGTAACTGTATCTTGGTTAGTGTTTTGTGAGAATGTAAAGCCATCTAGAACCTGTAGTTCTACTGTGTTTGCACTAGTAGCACCAGTTGCTTGAATTACACCTGCTGAGTCAACGTTTGTAGTAAAGAATACTCTACTATTACGTACTAAATTTAATGCCATAATCTTTTCCTTTTGTGATTATAAGTATACTATAGATACACTAACTAGATATTTATCTGTTGCGGTACTAAGTATTCTTGGGGTTACATAAGTGCATAGCGCACTTGTAAATTAATTTCACCAACTGCATAAGGCTGTAACAGCCCTTCGTCGGTAACAATAGAAGTTATTAAAATTTCTGTAGTTTGGTAATTATTGACGGTATCGTATGTTAGTTGACGATTATCATGAATTACTTGCTCTACGTCTTCTAATAAATTTTCCAATAACTGTTGTGAGTCTTCGCCTTTGCAGTAGACCTTTAAGGCAATATTTAAATATCCCCACGTAAAGTCGCCTGGTAAATAGTCACGTGTTTCTGAACCTGCGGTTGCGTAAATTGCGGGAAAGTCTTTGACTTCGTCCCAAAATTTTAAATAGGGGTAAGCATTATTAAATAAGTTAGTAGTATAAGGTTGATTGCCGTCTATTAACTTTAATTTTTCTGCTAATGATTTTACTATAGAATTTCTACGACTCATGCTAAAACGGCCCTCATACGGTTAGCTACTTTTTCTGCAGCAATTTCTTTAATTGATTTAGATATTAGCAGTTTAGGGTCTCGCGATTTAGGTCTACTCTGTCTACCACCATCTGAAAATGTTGCGTATGGGTTTTTCATATAGCTATAAAAGGCAGTTATCATTCCTTCACGACTTTCGCTTAGTCTTTCAACTTTAGCACTTGCAGCAAACCTGCCTGTGCGATAGTTTAAAATATCTGTTCTGCTTCCATCACCCATATTAGCACTAACTACGTCTTGTAAGTGAGTATCTAAAAGCATTTGTAAACTAATTAAGTTAGTTGTTTGTGCTTGTAACTTAATTTGTTGTGATTCTGGAACAGCTCCAGTTCCACCCTTTAACTTAACTTTAAGTTTTTTACTTTTTAAGACAACTGGTTCTTTAAGGTTTAAAATAGTAGTACTTTTACTAGTACGCGCTGATTTTTTCTTTGCTAAAGTATCTTTTATTAACTGTATTGAACTATCTACTACACTAGGTGATGATTTAATATTAAGTAGTAGATTAGGTAACTCAGATATATCATTTATGCCCAGTGCAGCTTTTAGCTGCGGGTTTCGTTGTATAGCCTCTGCAAGATTCCACTTAGCTTCCGATTTTCCTAGTACATTTTGGTTATATCCTGCATATTGTACTGCTACTTTTTGTAGGTATTGAGACTGAATTACTAAGGACAATACTTTTTTATCGCCTTTTGTAAGCTCACCTCTGGTTAGCTTAATTTGTGTATTAACTTGACCAGTTTCCTTAATAAAGTCTTTAGAAATTACTTCGTAAACTTCATTGCTAGGATTTAGGCCTTTTAAAGATATTAATGAAGCTATTAGTTTACCAGAAACTATAGACTCTTCTGTTCTAGTATGTCCCCAGTTTAATATTTTGGTTGTTAAAAAATTAGCTTCTGATAGTTTTGAATTAGTTACTTTGTTTTCTTTTAGTACTAGTTCTATTTCTTTTTTAATAGCACTATTAATAGTATCTCTAAAGTTTTTAAAACTATTATGAATAATTTTTAAAGAAGGTTGTTTACCTTGGCCAGACTTAACATAAGAAACCAACATTGGCTTATTAAATTCAGATCTTAAAGCTTCATATTTTGCCGTTAAAGCTGAAATATTATTTCTAGATAAAGTTTCTGGTAGCTGACTTTGTTCTACAACTGTTGAAATAAGATTAGATATTGATGTTTCTATAGCCTGCCACTTATCAGCGGTTAGCACAGGAAATTTTTCTGATAGCGTAGCTATTGCATTATACATTCCCTGAAGCGCATAATCTGCTGCTACCTCACTAATTAATCCTTCTGCTACTGCAGATTTAAGGCTGTGTTTTACATCTAAGCCGTGAAAAGAAAATAATGTTGGAAATCTTACATCAAAAGAACCTTCTCGCAAACCTGCTCTAGTAAGTAGTTGATTGATATCATTAGTATTTACAGTGGTTTTCTGTAGTTCTTTTTGAGAGTATATTTGTAAAACTTGAGCAAGTTGTACAGCACTACTAATTTTATTAGCCATAGTAAGCGGTATGTAAATCTAGTACACGTTTAATGCTAGCAGGCAGATTAGTACTGTTAATGTACTCAATTTGCATAGTATTAGGGCTTACTGACTTTGTACTGTGTACAGCGGAATCATTACGCAAATAGTAAGTAACTAAATCAAATATTGCTAACTTTAAGTCTGCTGGTAGGGTTTCGTAGCCTGCATTGTAGGTTACACGAAAAGCGTTAACTTTATTGTAGTCTCTAAAAATAGGTAGTATAAATTCTACTGCTTCGCTATCAACTACATAATCTGTGAATTCTTCTAGTGTTGTATAAGTTTTGCCAAAGTCTTCGGAAAATTCAACTGAGGATATTTGTGTTACTGGGGATTCGCCAAGTAGTATACGACTATTTACACAGCTTCTTACAGTTTCTGTTTTAAAATCCTCTAAATAATCAACAAAAGTTCTGCGACATATTTGTTTAACCAAAGCACTTACTTTTGGGATTAGACTTTGTATAGCAGAATCTTGATTTGTACTATTTATTGAAGTGTAAGTCTTGTATTCTTGTAGCGTTATTAAGTCAAGTGCCATAGAATGTCCTTTTTTATTTTTTATAAAGGCACTGATGATGCCTTTATAAAAAACAGGGAACCGAAGTTCCCTATTTTATTCCCAAAGATTAGGAAGCAGCAGTGTAGCGTAGAGCTGCAACACCTTGACCTAAGTTTGTGCTTAGTTGGGTGAAGCCCATGCGCATAGAGCTAACCATAACACGACGTTGTTCAGCAACTAGATCTTGTGTGTCTAAACGTAGACCACGCTGATTACCAATAACGAAGTTAGGTGTGTAAACAGCCAGAGCCCCAACGTTAGTTAGAGTAGCTAGAGCAGTAGCAGCTGGGTTGCTTGCTGGCATAGCTGGTAGTTCGCCAGAAACTAGAACTGGAGAGTTACCTATTGTACCAATTTGACCAGTTAGCAATGTAGCTTGTACACCAACTTGGTTCATAGTTTGGAACTTCTCGTCATCTAACAAGTTGTAGTATACGTCATTGTTAACAATGTAAGTAACTTCAGCTGGGTCTAGACCTAAAGTACCTAGTGCAGCACGTAAGCCACGTAGTTTTTCAACTGTAACTTTAGTAGCAATTGGAGTTGTAGTTGTGCCTAATACGCTAGTGTAGTAAGAAGATAGACCTTTAATTGGGTCTTGACCTGAACCAGCACCTAATAGTAGAGCCTTGTCAACTGAACGAGCAATACGACGAATCATTGCGTCTTTAACGAATGGAAGAATCAATAGTAAAGAATCTTCTTCTTCTTCAAAGTTCAGGTACTCACGTGTAGCAACTTTGTATGAACTTAGTGTGATTTCTTTTAAAGAGTGAGTTTTTGTGTCGCCACTTGTGTAAGTGCTGTCACCAAACTGACTATTCTGAACCCATTCAGCTGTTCCAGCTTCTGGATTTAACGGAATCTTCATTACGTTGGTTTGCATGTTAATTTGACGGAACTGTGGAGCAACCACTAGTTTACGACGAATTTCACTTTCCATGTTAGTAGAAACTTCTAGTTCCCATGTAGAACTCCATAGGTGATTACCTGGAGTAGAACCTTGGTACTTTTCTGCTAGAGCTTGACCATACTTTGTGTCTGCAATAGACTTTTGTGTGATGTTTGATAGTAGGAAAGCGGCTTCTTTTTCAGCATAGCTTGGACCTGTTGAGGCATTGCCTTCAACAAATTGCATTTTGCTATTTTGAATACGAGTGATTTCTTCAGCTTTCTCTTTTAGAGTAGCTTGTAGATCAGCTAAAACATTCTTAGATTCAGCAGCTTGGTCTTCGATACGCTTAGTAACTTCGGCCAATAGACGTTCTGTTCCGCTTTCGCCAACAGAGATCTGTGCTTGAACAGCAGATTTGACTTTTTCTTCAAAGTCAGCGTCTGCTTTTTGTTTGGCTTCTTGAGCCGACTTTTCAGCAGCTTGAGCTGCTAACATTTTTTGAGTGGCTTCTTCCGCGGCTTTAGTAGCAGCGTCTGCAAGCATTTTTTGAATTTCTTCTGGAGTCATTTCCAATTCCTTTTTAGTTGTGCTTTCTGTATTCTTAAAAGATTCTAGCCCTTTAGCTGAGTTACTCTTA